CATCTATCCAACCTAATTCCCAATCCGTCCATTTGTTTGAATCATGCTCATGGGAATATTGGCACTGCCAACCATCGTTAGATGTACGTAAGTGATAATAGACAATCATGGAAACATTCCTTTTAAGATGATGCGACATTGCATCCCATAGGCTACTGTCACTAGCCTATAAGCTGCTAAGTTACAGATTGTGCGCGAGTATAGGCAAGCGATTAACCCTAGCCTTAACCCATCTGAAATAATCAGAGTATGCGACATTGCATCTCAAACCCTCTCCAGTGGCTAAGACAAACCCATCTGGAGCTGTAGCGCTATCGGGTACAAGCTGCAAAACGCCATTTTCTGTAGGTGAGCTAGGTTTGTAATACAGATAAAGTGCATCCATGTTGCCCATCATAGCTAGACTTTGAGACAATTTTTGTCCGGCATTTGCACAATCTGTAACCATTTCAAGAATGGTTTTTTCATACTTTGCGAGTGTTGACATGGTTACTATCCTTTGAAGTTTACGATTGACCGATTGTCAATCCACTAACCTACTGTCACTAGGTTAGTAGGTCACAATCAAGCTGCCAATGCGTGGCTAGTTGCATCCAGTTGGTTTATATAGTCTGCAGCCTTTTGTGCCAATGCTGCTGCTTTAAAGACTGCCTTGCTGTCATCGCGCAAAGCCTTTAGCCATGACTGGATGTAACCCGCATGACGTAGCTCGCCCTGAATGCCATAATCTGCACAAAGGAAAGCTGCACCCATTTCTGCAACCAATTCCTCAAAAGCATAGGCCGGGTTTCCGAATTTGCCTTTTAAGTTACGGTCACATCTGCTTTCATGTCCTGACCAGTGTGTCAGCTCATGGAAAGCAGTTGCATAGTAGCTGCCCTCATTGTCAAACGCTGCTTTGTTGGGCAGTTGGATTCTGTCTTGTGAGGGCATATAAAAAGCAGCATCGCTGCCATGACTAATCAATGCACCAGTTTTCACAATGCGTTGTTCTGCTAACTGGTTAGCCGTGAATTCTTTTTCCTCTGCTTCAGTCTTAACGATTTCAATCCCGTCAACTTGGGCAACGTTAAAAACAGTGTAGGCTTTGAGCACACTGTAGTTTTCTGTTTCACCCGTCTGCTTGTTTTCCTTGCTGACTGGTGAATAAAACACAATACGTGTTCCCTTTTCACCTTTTCTGACTTGTCCGCCAATGCTTTCCCATTGTTTGTAGGATGCCCAAGCGGGTACGTCATACCCGCAAAGCATGTTAGTCATGCCGAGGATTAAACGGTTGATACCTTGATAAGGCTTTTGTGAAATGACATTCTTGTCAGCGCTGCTGTCTGCTTTCCATGGCTTCACCCAAGGAATTGCACCAGCTTCAAGCTGCTGAATGATGCTGTTTGTAATGTCTTGATACAGTGTCGTTTGCATACTATGCTCCAAATAAGATGCTGTCTTGATTAGACAGTGACTAGATTATAACGCTAGATGCGAGAGTGTCAACACCCTACATCATGATTGTTTTCTATCAAGTTTAGTTACTAGATAGTCTAAGACTATACTGTCTATATAGAATAAGTCTATGCAATGTAACACAGTTTAGAGTGTGTGTATCTAACTAAGTCTTAGGCCCATCGCATGACAAGGGGAAAGACTGGTTAGCTCCAACCCATCGCCCTCCGGCAAACTACAAAAGGGGCCGGGGGCTTTTTGGGCTTGTCATGACTAGGGCATTAGGCCAAGTGATGCAAGCTATGCGTGAGTGCTCAAATGGGAAATGGCCGCCATGACAGTAGCACGCATTCAAGACGCATGACGAAGGCCCGGTGAAATGGGTTTGATATTGCTGTGAGGCGTGCCCCCAACCTAGCCCCCCCCATAAAAAAAATCAAGTTTCTGGTAGAGTTGCTCTTGCTGACAAAAGCAGTTGCCAGCGTCTTGATGACCTACGTGAGTAAGTGCTTGCGTAGGTCTTTTTTTGTTGGTAGTATGTGGTTATTGATATAGGGGTAGAGATGAATATGCGGAGTATTGAAGTTGAGAAGGGTATGGATATGCCGATGCCGAGGGTGGTGTATTCGTACCCTTATCAGGAGATGGATGTGGGGGATTCGTTCACGGTTCCCGTGTCTGCTCGTCAGAAGGTGTTGAATGCCAATTACAGGGCTTCTAAGAGGCTTGGGTTGCGTTTTACATCCAAGACTGAGGGTGAGGTGGTGCGTGTGTGGAGAGTGTCTTAAAACATGGATAAAACAGACTGGTTATGGATGGATGAAGAGCAGCTAAGAGGGATGTGTTGTCTCTTGGCTGATTTGCTTCGCCAGTCTGAAATGAACAGGATAATTTGCATAAATGAAGCACTACAACTTGGATACCGAGAGGGGTATGCAGACAGAGCTTTACAACTCGCGTCAGAGGTTGAAAAAGGAAATGCAAAGGGCTTTGTCTTGCATTAGTCCTTCTTCAAAGAGGAAGTTGGCGGCAGAGTGGAAGAGCAAGTATTCCGAATTCTTTTACAAAGAACTTATCTCTTGTGCAAAAAACAAGGGTGTGGCTTCTGAAATAGCTGGCTGGACAGAAGAAAGGATGCGATGAAAGTTGCTGTTGTTACCCCGTACTACAAGGAAGACTTGCAGACGCTTGCAAGGTGTCATAACTCTGTGATGCACCAGTCCTACGCGCAGGTTAAGCATTTCATGGTGGCAGACGGATTTCCTAAAAATCAAGTTGGGGCTTGGCAGTGCGAACACATTACATTGCCCAACTGCGGGGATGTGGGAGATACGCCGAGGGTTGTGGGGTATGCCGTAGCTTCTGCCCGTGGTTATGACGCTATTTGCTTTTTGGATGCAGACTGCTGGCTAGAGCCAGACCACATAGAGACAATGGTTAGCGTCATGAAAGCAAGTGACAAGGCCGTGGTGACTTGCCCTCGCAACTTGTATGAGCTGGATGGCAAGTTTCTGGCTGTGGATATTGAAAGTGATGGGGAACAATTTAACGACACCAACTGTTATTTGATTCACAGAAATGCTTATCCCTTGATTCATGGCTGGATAACAAAGCCCTTGGGAAGCGGGTTGATTGGGGACAGATACTTCTGGTCAGAAGTTTGTCTTTCTGGCGTGTCTATGGCCCGGTCTTTGAAGGCTACCGTCAACTACACCACTTCTTTTGCCTTCCACTACAAACAGCATGGCTTGCCTGTGCCTGACCACGCAAAGGTCATTGCCAATCTGGGCAATGGCTACAAAACATACAACCACAAAGAGATAAGCGCATGAACGTAGAGATACACACCCTTGCTTGGCCTAATACAGATGGCAAGCTGGTACAGTCCCATTCCGATGTTTGCAAGCATTTAGGCATAGATGTGGCCTACACGATGGCAAGGCTTCCTCATGGTTTGTGGATGAATGAAATCATGAGCAACAGCAAGGCAGATGTTGTCGGCTTTTTTGACATTGATTGCATTCCGCTGAACAAGCAAGTCGTGGATGACGCTATTGCGTACTGCAAGGAACACAAGTCTTTTGTTGGCATTGCCCAAGCAAGCAATCACATTCCTCCAAAGTCTCACATCTTTGCCGCCCCTGCATTCTTTTTTATGTGGCGCGAAACTTGGGAAGCCCTGCAACGCCCAACCTTTTCAGAAGTGCCTGACTTGGCAGATGTTGCCGAGAACGTAAGCTACGCCGCTGAGATGGCTGGCATTCGCTACAAGACCCTTTACCCCACTCACTACACAAAAACACCAGATGAGGGCGCATGGCATTTGCACACTTATGGTGTTTATGGAATAGGAACGCACTTTGAGGGCGGGGTTTACCACTTGTATCAAGCAAGAATGAACAACAACGTAGAGTTGTTTTTGTTTACTGCAAGCAGCATCATTGATGGAACATTCAGCACAGACAACATGAAGGCTTGCCGTGAAATTTGACTTGCAGAAGTTTTACAAGTTTTGTTCCGAACTCAAGATTGAGACAAAGGAAGAAGGCCTCAAGAAGATGGGCAACCTCTTGGGGACACAAACCTATGTCATGGAAGAAATACAAAAGGGCTTAGATGAGGATGTTCACTTCTTCGTTATTCTCAAAGGCCGCCAACTGGGTATTACAACTATTTCCTTGGCGCTTGATTTGTATTGGCAATTTACGCATCCGGGCTGGCAGGGTACTCTGGTTTCAGATACGGAAGAAAACAGGGACATGTTCCGTTCCACTCTGGCTATGTATATTGAAGGCCTCCCGAAAGAATATAAGATTCCCTTGGTTGCACATAACCGTAACCAAATGGTATTGAAGAACCGCAGTCGTATCTTCTACCAAATCGCTGGCAACAAGTCTCGACTTGGGCAAGGCAAGGCCATCACCTATCTACATGCTACAGAGACAGCATCGTGGGGCAATGAGGAGGGGCTTGCATCTTTGATTGCTTCTCTGGCAGAGAAAAACCCCGAACGCCTTTACATGTTTGAAAGCACGGCCCAAGGCTTCAACATGTTTCATGACATGTACAAAACCGCCAAATCAGCCCGTACTCAACGGGCAATTTTTTGCGGGTGGTGGCGTAACGAATTTTATTCTGTTGACCCCGAAAGCAACATCTACAAAGTGTATTGGGATGGCAAGCTCTCAGGTGAAGAAAAAGAATGGGTTAAAGACATTAAGAAACTGTACGGCGTTGAAATCAATTCCCGTCAAATGGCTTGGTGGCGCTGGAAGATGCACGAAGGCATCAAAGACGAAAGCCTGATGTATCAAGAATTTCCCCCTACAGAGGACTACGCCTTTGTGATGACGGGCACTAGCTTTTTCTCAAACAGCAGGTGTACAGATGCCGCCAAAGCCGCCAAGAAGCAAACCCCCGACCACTTCAGATACGTGTTTGGACAGCTCTTCCAAGACACCCAAGTCATCCCGTCAACAGAGCGCCTTGGAACACTCAAGATATGGGAAGAGCCAATCGACACAGCGTATTACGTTATTGGTGCTGACCCTGCGTATGGAAGCTCTGACTGGGCTGACCGATTCTGCATCCAAGTGTTTCGTTGTTATGCAGATGGATTTGACCAAGTTGCCGAATTTGCCACCAACGAAATGAACACCTATCAGTTTGCGTGGGTGATTGCCCACCTTGCTGGAGCTTACAAAAACTCAACACTGAACCTTGAAGTCAATGGCCCCGGTCAATCTGTCATCAACGAAATACGTAATTTGAAACGCTTGGCTGTTGCTACTGGCGGCGCATTAGGCCACGGCCTCCTTGATGTTTTGGGCAGCATGACCAACTACATTTGGCGGCGCAACGACACGCTTGGCGGCTTGTCTAACTCTATTGGCTATTTGACCACCAGCAACTCTAAAGAACGCATGTTGCAATACATGAAAGACTACTTTGAGCGCGAGATGATGACCGTCCGAAGTATGGACACACTTGAAGAAATGAAGACCATCGTTCGTGAAGATGGCTTTATTGGCGCACCCGGACGGGCAAAAGACGATAGAGTCATTGCTTGCGCCCTTGCTGCTGTTGCTTTTGCAGAACAAGTCCAGCCGCGACTTATCATGCAAAAAATTACAAGGGAAGTTTCACACAAGCAAGAGGAATTCACCCCCGAACAAATTTCAGTCGGGCGCAATGTAAGTGATTACCTCAAGAAAATTGGCATGTTTGGAGCGTAAATGAAGCCCCTATCCAAGATTGAATTGCTAAAACAGATGAAACGTTTTGCCAGCGACAAGGACAGAGGCATATCACTGCCCCTGTTTTGCGATTTGGCAGGTATCTCTGTAGCTCATTTTCGAGATGTTTTTATTGATGACAAGCATCCACTGACAGAAACAGTCCAGCGCAGGGTCAACAAAGCCTATATCCACTGGAAGTTGGGCATGGTTCGGGTCATGAAACGCAACGACAACACCCGGTATGTGGACTACAGAAGGGAAGCAAAGCCAGCAATCATGCCCAGTATGGCGTTAAAAGTAACGTCAGAGGGCATAAAACTGCGTGTC